ACTCATAGGACCAGCAGCTGTTCCACCGCTCATTCCACCCATTGCACCAGCACCGCCTGCACCTGCGCCAGCTGCTCCGGCTCCAGCGCCAGCTCCTGCTGCGCCCGCACCCGCTGCTCCAGCGCCTGCTGCACCCGCTCCTGCGGCCCCTGCTCCGGCTGCTCCTGCACCCGCAGCGCCTGCGCCAGCTGCGCCGCCTGCGGCTCCTGCTGCTAAGAAACTCATAAAGACTCCTGTTACGTTTTAATGATGTAGTTAAAGACTGCTGACGGAGGCATGTTGCCTGCTGAGCCAGAGCCATTTGAATCGACTGTGTGGGTGTGTGTTCCACCAGATGGAATAGAAATTCCGGTTCCAACCGAAGATGTTAAAGCGAGATTTCCGAAGTTAGCTGTGTTGTCGAAGATGGGCGTTGTATTGCCGTAAGGAGTAGTTCCAAATAAACCGTAGTTGTTAAAGTCAGCTGCTGTACCAGAAAAGTGAAGCACATGTTGATGGCCAGGATCACTGACAGTGTGTGAGTGAGATCCGCTACCACTTAACGTGTGAGCATGTGATTGGAAGCTTTCATCTCCACCAGTGCTACCTAATGTATTAGCAGGACCTGTAACTTGCGTTCCACCAGAACCGATAATTGTACGTCTGCGAAGATCTGGAACGTTAAACGTTGTAGTTCCGTTACCACTTCCCCACGTTGTTCCGATAGCTGCGAAGAGAGTTGCATACGTTGTACGTAATACAGCACTACCATCACAGATTAAATAACCCTCAGGGATATTTGATCCTGCATAAGGAAGAGTTACACCAGCTGGTATAGAGAGAAGTTCCCAACCTGCTGCCTTCTTAATGTGAACGCCCGTGAAGCGAGTAGCAGGGCTTTCTTCAATGTAAAGAATAGAACCTTGAGCAGGCGTGATGGAATCACGCTGCGTCTTCGTCTTATTTGGTAATTCAATTCTGTGCTTACCAATTTTAAAGACTGCTTCACCTGCATAGTCAGCTTGGAAGACTGGGACGGTTGAAGAGATAGAAGACATATTAAGATATACGTCTGCATCTCCTGCTGTTTGGGCAGCATTGTTAATAACTCGGATGGAGCTTTTGTTGGGGTTTAAGCTCGCACTTTGTGTGATTAGGATTGACCCATCATTACCAGAGTTAGTGATCTCAATTGCTTTAACACCAGTTGTGATAGTCCAACTGATAGCGCCAAACATTTCGCCTAAGTTGTCATTCTGAATATTCCCAGAAGACCAGTTAATTAGGTCGATGAAGTTAGCATTAACTTCAGAGGACTTCGCAAGTGTTCCACCTACGAAGGTATTTGTTACTGAAAGAGTAGCCATTATTGACCTCTAACCAAAGGTTAGTATTTTTGATTGCTTGACCAGAATTGGCAGGTAGCACCAGAGGTAGGAGCGACATCGGTCGCACGAGCTTTACTGATTGCGACTACACAACCTTTTGCGAAGTAGTGGATTGGACTGTCATTTACGTCTTTGCCCATTACTGCTCCAGAAGGAATTCTGAATGTGAATACTGGAGTCGTCGTTCCGACTGTAACGTCAACTGCTGCTGCGGCATCATAGAAAAGAATGTATTGATCTTCGCTCGCATTTGCTTCTGCGATAAAGCCAAACAAGTTACCTTTGCCAGTAAAGACTAGCGACGGCGTGTTTGTAACACTTGGTTTATAACTGTGATCTGTGCAGATCGAAGGACTTGCTGATACTGTTGGACCCATAATTTACCCCTTATAATCCTGAGAACATGCTGCCAGAGACTCCCCATCCTAAGAGAGTTGCAGGCGCATCTTTGTCGGTTTGCATGAAAACTAATTGCATGAACTTTGCTTTGCGGTGTGGATCGTAGGTTAGTTCTGCGAGAGCAGGACCAGCCCAGATAAGTGGATCAGATTCTGTTTCAGCATCATCCGTCCAGTTATGCTCATCCCATTTGTTACCTACTCCAGGGATGACGAAATCTTCGGCAAATTCTTCTTCTACTGAGAGATCGTAAATAGTCTTAAACTTAAGCTGATATGTTTCATCTGCTGCCTCTGCGAAGATCTTTATGTTCTTAAAGAGCTTCATTGTGAGAGGAGAGCCCATAGAATATGGGCGACTGATTAATTTGCAGTAGATTCCAACTTCAGTACCAGCATCATCATCGCTATCGCCGGTATTCATCTTGTAGTATTGGCCATCGCCATTACTGTTTCCGTAGTAGGTTTCTAATGATCCGTCAGTGTTATTAGTGAACTGAAAGAATGAACCTGCTCTAAAACCTGGATGAGTAGTTGCATTTGTACCTGCACCATAGAATGTCCATCTAAAGTCAGGATACTGTTCGTAGTTGCCAACTAGTGTGAATGTTGGCTCAGCTGCTGCTTGAGTTTCAAAAACTTGGATGTAAAGACGTTTGTATTTCGTGTCGTTAACCATCGACACTTTAGTCTTCTTACTAGGTCTAAAATCGAGGTTACGAATTGTTTGCGTGATAAAGGAAGCGATTGGTCTGACGGTATTGCCATCGGTAGCGTAGACGTTGTCTACTCCCATGAAGCAGAGTTCATCTCTTACTTGAGATTGAGCAAAGTGCCCTACTGCTCCGATTGTTTGGCTAATTTCGCGGTACGTATAGTAGACGTTATCTTCGGCCTTTGTAATGTCAGGAAGACCTACTTCTTCAAACTTTCCGATGCTACGTTCTTTAAGAACGACTGGGATCCCGTTTATCTGTCCTCCACCTACCACTTTGTCAGTGGAACCGTAGATACCTTCACATGGTGTGCGGTTAAGAGCTGGAAAGCTCTCGATTAACGGACCTTCTTGGCCAATCTTCGAAAAGCGGGCTTCGTTACGACTCTCGTGAAAAACAAATAACCTATTGCGAGCAATAACTGGAAACTTCGCTTTTGTATAACCATCAAACTCTGATAGTCGTGAGTTATCCAACTCCAACTGAGTTGTAGCCAAAGCATCGTCTTCTTTGTCAGCGTTATAATCGCCAGTAGTATTAGGGATTTCATCTTCTAGGAAGAGTACAGAGCCGTTAGCTACGGTACTCCAAATTCGTATGATTAATTCACGAGTTCCTGAAACGGACTGTGAGGAGGCAACAACCCCTAGTATAGCACGATTGTCGCTCTGTGTCAATTCTAAAGTTGTGAAATCAGAGGGGCTAGATTCAGCCAGTAGTGCCCCGGTGCCTGCATCCCTAATTGCATAAGTATATGCAAATATATAGGAACCTTCGATTTTCGATCCGCCCGTAGAAGCAGTCGCGGTTGGAGCTGTAAGGGGTCTATCTAACCCAAGTTCTCTGACAGCTGCACCTTCATATACGAAGGGTGTGTTTACAGAGTCGCCGTTAAAGGCATAAAGCCTATCTTCGATCTGTGCGAATGCGAGACGCTTTGTAGCGTCTAATCCGGTCTGGATTTCATCAATCCCACCTGAAACATTTAGCTTTCCAAAAGAAGCTGTACTTAAATCATCCGTCCCATAAAAGAGCCTTTGGGTTGTCCCATCAAGCATCTTATATTCGACTCCACTTCTAATAGATAAAGTGGACCACGGAGTTGTAAGCTGTCTCACAGCGCCTTTGCGCTTAGACCATCCGCCGGTTGTTCCGACGTCTACGTTTCTTGCATCTCGTGCAAAACCCGGTTGAACTAAACTTGCGGGGCTTGTGCTATCAACGCCCTTAGCAATGTTGTAGTCCAATTCTTCTGTGTAATTATGACGACCCATTATTCATCCCAATCAGAGAAACGGAAAGGATTAGTAGCTCCGATTCCATCATTCCGTTTTTCCATCATGCTTCGGATTCTGGGTTCGTCGTTTCCGCCGCTATTTGCTTTGTCATCTGCGATGTCAGCTTTAATAAGTTCACGAGCTTCCAATTTTTTAGCGGTCGCACGATCATCATTTTCTCGGTCCAAGGCCATACCGGTGATGTATTCAATTAAACTCTCTTGGTAACGATAAGGGACGGTTGGAAAAGTAGAGAGGTTATCCAAGGGGGTAGGAGTGATCTTTCCATCAATCTTGAGCGTTCCGGTTTTAAAAGAAGGCGGCCAAAAGCGGACCTTGTTGTCTCCTACCTCTGCCCATAGAGTTGCATTCTCAGTAGTAGATCCGTCAGCTGTTTTAGGATCAAGTCTTCTAATTTGGTTTAGGTCTACCTTCTTTAAGTAGATACCTGCTTCTTCGTCGTAGATACTTTCAATGTCTGATGCAGCTACGTAGTAGCCTACAGTTGCAGTCGAAAGTTCATACTCTGCTGTACCATTCGTGACATTTAAAGACAGCCCAGTCTTTTTTAAGAAATTCCAGTCGTGCATCTTGCAAAAGCGGTATTCGGCGAGCGGAATAGTCTGCTGCAAGTACGTAAGAAAGCTCTGGCTATAGTTACCGATGAAACTTTGAACGCGAGATACAATCTCGTTACCTGAAAATCCTGAAACTGAATTGGGCATTATTACTCCGTTATGCCGTCAAGTTTTTTTGCGAATTGCATCTTTGCGAAAAAGTTGAGTTTGTCGTAGTCGCTGAGACCTAGTGATGAGCAGTTAAAAACTTTACGAGCTTTATCTAGTTCGATTGCTTTGCTTTGAACGAGGCGAAGGAGAGTTGTTCTCCAGCCGGGGATTGAAATCTTTGTATATTCTTTATTGAAGATATCGAATTCAGGTATCCATTCGATGCAGATACCGCAGAGAAACTTATCTAAGTTCCCTGATTCTAATTCTTGGAAGTAGCGTTCTACATTTACACTACCGCGACCTTTAGTGTCGTATGAAAGGCCTGCTTGTTTTACCTGCTTAAGGTATATCCCTGCGTGATGAAGTCCTTCCATCTTAGTGGAATCATCCGTCCTTACGTAAAGGTTAGGGTTAAGCTTTGCTAATTTGTATTTGAAATCACCGATGATCATAGATGCTTGTGAGGAACCAAGGAGGGTAAAAGGCATAAAAATAGTGGGGGAGAGAGAACCCCTCCCCCGAACCTATTAGGTATTTGCGCCTAATGCAGAGGAACTCTTAATGCGGATTACGCGTTTCGAGCTTGCATCAAGGAACTTCGGAACGAAGCCGTGGATTTTGTATCCCACTGTTGAATACTGATCCAAAGGATCAGCAGCACCAGCAGAACCAAGCGATTTGCGGATCATCTTAATGGCTTGACCATTTAGTTCCACAACGCCGAAGGCTTCAGCACCGATAACATAGTTGGAGATAACGTCGACAGTAGAGCTGGCACCAGCATCTTCTTCCGTTGTCATCTTATCGGAAACGAGGAATCTCATTCCATACATACGTCCGATTTCACCCTTAAGGATGTCTTTGTTATCTGTGTATTTACGGATATCGAGCCAAGATCCACTCTGTGTATCGACTGTTAAGTCGTACTCGGCGAGAGGATGAAGAACGGAGATGTACTCTCCTTTTTCGTGAGCTTCGATATAATCAGCTTTCATGCGGATCATAGCTTCGATGAGTTCTTTATGATTTAGAACGTCACCAGCGACGATAGCAGCATCGTTTGCACGATTGTTTACACGTTGAACGAAAGCGTTTGAATCGAGTTCGTTAACGATAAGTTTTTCAACCGTTTTAGCTGCTGCACGACCGAATCGTTCTGCTAAGTTTTCAACAACTGGATCAATCGCAGTGTCTGACAATAAGTCAGTAACTTTCGAGAATTGACCGTATTGCGAAACTGTTGCAGTTACGTTTGCGGTGGAAACAGACAATTCAGAAGGAGGTGTTCCTTCTGTTAATGCTGATGTTGATTCGGCAATTGCACTGTATCTTAACCATTTAACTTGCTTGCCATTACCTTTAGGAAGCTTTTGTTTCATTCCTAATTGGTAGAGCACAAGACGGGGCTCAAGGGTTTCGAGAAGTTTCTTCTCATAATACAAGTGCAGGTTAGCGCTATTTGAGGACGTCGAGATAAACGACATATATTACTTCCTGTACTTTAATCTTCAGATCGCTTTAAGAACTTGGCCATATCTGCGGAACTCATTTTAGTGAAGTCCACAGTCTGATTTCCATCAGAGCTGCCAGATTCAGATTGCGATTTGAGTTTTTCTTGTCTCACCGAAGAACTATTCTTCGATGAAGTAGCGACAGCTTGCTTTACGTAATGATCAACATCTCGTCCCCGAGACATTAAATCTAAGGCTTCTAAAACTCTTTTGGAGTTTAGAAACTCAGGACGGATTACATCCTGGAATTCGTTTGCAAGTTGTTGCATGATTGGCTCGCGCCTTGCGTAGTCAGGATTTTCCTTTTTAGCTCTCCAATAGAAGTCTTGTGCTTCTTGCGCACGTTGCTGCATTGACTGCTGTTCCGTGCGTTTGTTTAGCAATTGAGTCTGAGCCTTGAGTGCTTCTTTCAAAGCTCTCTTTGGATCTTCGTCAAAGACTTGATCGAAAGTTTCAAATGGGTCCGGCTCCGCTACAGTTTGAGCTGGGGGAGGAACTTGAGTTGGCATTGCATTGTATCGAGCAACGGATTGCTCTAACATGCGAAACCGACTTTCCATTTCCTCGCGTTCCTTTCGAGTGCTCCCTAACTCGCTCGCAAGTCTTCCACGATCTCTCTCAAGCTCTTTGTAAGCTTGCGCGATTTCAGCGGCTGACTTTCCTGCGAACTTATCTGGTAAGTTCTCGTCACTTTGTTCAGATTGGCCCTGAGTGGAACTCTCGGGGGTCTGTTCGAGGATTTCCTCGTTCGAGGTCGTATGTTGATTTACGATTTGCTCGTCTTGTGGTTGGCTCACTTTTTACTCCTAGTTGAGGGATTAGCCCTGATCGGGGTCCCGTTTGGTAGATAGCGCTCGGCCTTCGTTGATCTTGTAATCAACTAAAACGAGCACATTTGTGTAAGCCTTAACGGCTTCTTGCAGCCGTCTAATCTTTCTAAAATCTTCTTCTACTGCGAGCTTTGCTTTGAGTTGCTCAATGCTCATGCTCAGATACTTTTCGATTACTTGAAAACCCCTGCTGCCCTTTAATAGTTCGAGCGCTAGGCCTTCTTCGATCATTTCTTGAATCTCAGATTCTTCCTGAGCATTTTTTAAATCTTCGTATTCGTCAGTCTCTGGATTCCACGGACGAACGTTCTCTGTGCTGTACAAGATGCGTGACATGTTTTTGTTTTCCTTTTATCGACGAAGTCCTAGACCAGCTAAGACATCGAGAGTAGGTGCAATGTTTTCAGGACCCTGCCCCATTGGAGCATTAGGTTGTGGGGCGTTCTGTCCCACTTGTGCATTGATAGCTTGTTCTGCTGCTAAATTTTGCTGTTGGATTCCCATGCGTTCTTCGTCAGAACGAACAAAGCGTTTTACTTGGCGTCCGAGTAATGGACGGAGAAGAGCTTCTAATAGAACGTCAGGTTTAATTGTTCCAGGTTGAGAAGCTTCAACCGCTTGTAAGATTTGCGATACAGACTGCATTTTCTGGAACTGACCTTCCGGTCCGCCATTGTCTAATGCAGTTTCAACCGTGAAATCATAGTTACGATAGAAAGCATCTGGAGGTAGCTTTTCAAATGGATTAGGTGAATTAGGATCAGAGATACGAACCCATTCGTCATCTGTAACAAACTGACGGTTTGTCATTAACATTATCCAAGCGACTCTTTTGAAATAGAGGTCAGCTAAGATACGTGCCTTAAGTCCTAACCGAGAGGAGCTAAAGCTCTGAATAAAATTAACACCCGTTGCAGAACGACCGAATTGCTTTCCAAGTGTAGATGCAACAGGAGCAGCATTAACTAAAGCTGTAGCATTTTGGATATCATTCTGGATGAAAGCCATTTCCTCTCTAGAGCCAATGGACGGGTCGAGAGGAGGCAAAGGCTTAATTCCATTTACGTCATTTGACCAAACAACGCCGTTAGGTCTTGCAAACAATTGCTTCGCATTGATGCCAGCATTTCTATCTGCAATCCACATAGGGTTAACAGAGAGATTGATGTTATCTAAGCGAGCATTACGAATCTGATTAGCTTCTTTAATAAGAGAGCGAACAGCTGTTAATTCAGGAATTCCGTAGAATTCATTTTCACGTAAATAGTTAGGACAAGCGACGAAGGGCTTAAACTTATAGTCGTAGAAGTTTTCTTCTTCGCGGATGATTACGTCGCCGTTTGCAATCGTAATGATATATTCTTTGTATTCGCCGTTACCATCTGGATCGTGAAGTCCCCAATATTCCCAGATTTCAACTTTACCTTCATCTTTGATTCCAGCTTCTTCAACGCCTTGGAATTTTTCGAATGCGTCTTTTTCGCCATCATCATTGAAGTAGTACGGAGTACCCCAAGCATCACAACCCTTTTTAGCAACGCTTAAAGCTTCAAGTTCTTTGAGGTTCTTATAAACTCCTGCCTGTTTTAAGGCTTGCACAGTTTTACGCATACGGTGGACGCATCCACGCATAGCTGCAATATCGCCTGGCTTTTTAGCTGACCAATCTGGGAAGAAGTCATAGATGGGAACAATTTCAAGATCTGGCCCGTCAAATAGAACTTCAAAGCTTGGCTCTTTAACTGTTATCTGTGCGCCAGAGATTGGATCAACTTCTCGGCGTCTTCTGATAGTATCAACTTCCTTATAACGATAAGGAACTTTAGCGATAGCTGTTCCATCAAGAAGCATGCTCTTAATGAACACTGCTGTCTTTCCTTGGAACTGCATCTCTTCAAATTGATGGTGATGAAAATCCGTTAAGAGATCTTCCCACATTGCATCGTCAGCACCTTCACCTTTAAAGCTAAGGACGTTTCCACCTTTAAAGAAAAGGTCCATTACTTGAGGCGTTTGGGTTTCAATGATTGTGAAACCAAAGGGAAGCTTTAGATTTGCCCGTTGAATTACAGAACGACTTAAGTTTTTCCAGTTCTCGTAAATGTCACGCGATTGCTTCGCGAGTTCCAAATGTGGCTCACGATAACGATGAGAACGAAACATGAACGAACGAACCATAGAAATGGTTCTACGGTCGCGTTGATCTTTCGCTATATCTTCTGCGCTATACTCAAAAGGTTGGTCCATAAACTTCCTAGTAAACAAAGCCCGTTTCAGGATCGACCTGATAATCTTCCGTGCTATGTGCGTTCTCTTCGATACTGTCCATTGGGCGGTTAGAAGACATTTCTTCAGTTAGAGCTGCTGCCATAACTAAGTCGTCGTGCTCTCCTGAAGCTGCTTCTCTGCGAACAGTATTTCCACTCTTACTTTGCACCTGAACGTAGGTAGACATTTCAGAGATCAAATCTCGGTCTAGAAGGATTGCTTTTCCTTCTTTTGCGGCTGTCTTAAATTTCTCAGTTAATAAAATCTTGCTTTGGCTGGTAGTTACGAAACCTAGTTTTTTGGTAGGTTTGTTTGTCTGCTCGTCTATGACCGTTCTCTTATAAAGATTGCGGTATTCCATCTGCTTTAAAATATGAAGAACAACTTGTCCGTGGTTGTTAGCTTCTACGCAGATGTGAGCGTAGTTATAAAATTTACCGAGCTTAAATAACTCTTTTGCAAAGTCAGCTGGTTCAATGTCACCCCAAATTCGAGCAACATATTTTCCAGTCTTAGTATCTTTAACGTATGCGCCAGCTCTATCCTGCCCTACTCCACCTGCTGGATCTGCACCCATTACATAAGTTCTGGATGGGTCTGGAGATTCCCAGATTGCTAAGATCCCTTTTGGATCTTCATGAATTTCCATCTTGTTGCCGTTGGAGATTAGAAGTCCAACGAACATTGGATCGCGTGTGTTGCGATCTTGCATCTTAAGAATTGCGTTTCCAAATACTGAAGCTTCTCCTGAGAGAAAGCAGTCTTGGTCATTTGTCGGGTATTCGTTTTCGAAGACTTCTTCTTTGCCTTCGCACTTTGCTTCGATTGCATATCTACGCCAGATGAGATGAGGCTTAGTGATTTTCCCAGCGTACTGTTTAAGAAGTTCTAGTTCTTTCGCGGTCCACTGTGGTTCTTCTGACATATCCCAGCGATCAAGATCTTCTGGGTAGTATTCAAACCAGGGAACAAAGAAACCTTTATATGGAGCTACTGAACCTTTGCTGCGCCAGAGCTGCCATTGCCGATAAAACTCTCCGCCTCGTCCGTATGCGGTAGATTCTAGAGTGACTTCACAGTTATCAGGAACCCCATTAAGAGAACCAACGAGACGATCACCTTCAATACGACTAGCTTCAGCAACGTGAAGAAAGTGGAGCGTCTTACCACGGAAATCGTGCATGACAAGAACCGAGGATTCAAGTGCCCGTCCACACCCATCGCTTTCAAAAGAGAGAGAGTTAGAGCTATCGCTCTTTTCAACAGGCCGATATAGATGTCCCCAATCTCTGAGAAAGCACGTATAAGCGAATTTGGTAATATCGTTGAAAATCGTTTTAACGGTGCCCAACTTGTGGCAAAGAATGCCAGCGCGAAAGTTAGACTCCCAAAGGGCATAATCAAGACCACGAATGCAATTAACCGTAGTGAAACCGACCTGACGGCACTTAAGAACGATGTTTCGCATTCCTCGTTCTTTGAGATAACGTTCTTGCGGTTTGTTCGCTTTGAAGAACGTCGATTTTTTCGTGAGCTTATCTTGGATGCGGTATAAGTTTTTGACTCGCTCATCGTGACCTAGCTTCAGCATTTCATCGCGAAATGCGATCTTTCCGGCTTTTTCGCCTTGAAGAGAAATAACTTCTTTGACCACTTTCATGGCCTCTAAAAATTTAGGTGAGTAATGCAAAATTAATCCCAGAGGATTTCTAAAGTGGAGGAACCAGTAGCAGTCTTAAAATGTAACGTCTGGGTATTGTCGGTTGTTAACCGATCTAATTTGGACCCAGCTTTTAAAGTGTAAAAATTTGTAGTGCCAACACAGGAATCTACAGAGAACTGAATATCTTCAAGACCTACATTTTGGAGAGAAACGCTGAACGCTGTATCAGGGACGGTGTAGTCAGTACAAGTTGTATCTACCGTAATTCTCAATGGCGATAACATATTAGATTTCCGTCCAAACAATCGTTGCATCAAAGTTGCGGTTATTTGACTGTGGGTCTGCTGTTATAAGAATGGACTGATTGGCCAGAAGCTTTAGATAGTTATTTGGTAACAAATTAAGAACTGTGCAGTTCTGACCATTTGTATATGAACCAAGTAAGTTTCCCGGTGAAGTAACAGTTGGAACTGTAGTAACTAATGCTACTGGAGAAACTCCGCTACCGACCGTTCGTGTATAACCATTTACCGTTGTTCCGTTGACTGTAACAGTCGGAGAAGCATAAAGACCAAAGTCTGCATAAACGCCGTTGATAGTTACGTTTATGAGAATCGCTTTTATGTAGATTGCTTTTCCACTTCCACTTGGATTTCTAAAAAGAATAAGCGGGTTGTTATTCCCCGATGAAGGGGCATTAACGTTTTTAATTCCTGCTGAAAATACTAGATTGCTATCTAACTCTGACGTACTCGAAGTAGAACCTACATCAACCTTTAAACGATCTCCCACATTTCCGATGAGAGAATTGTCGGTATTACCTCGTAGTTTTACGATACCGCGAACAACTTTTAAGATGCTATTTAACATTAAGAAGTAACCTGAGTTGTCTTAGTAAATTCACTACTGACGAATGTGTGCGTGTAAGTAACTGTCTTTAGGACTGTCGTCCCGTCAGTATCAAAGAGCTGCAAAGTTTCCGTTGTCGGGTTGAGACTTGCATCATAAGTGAACGTAACTTTTGCAATTCGATTGCCGGTCGTCTGCGTTGCACTTTTGAAATACTCAATGAAATTGACTTCGCCATTTGCAAGATAAGTCGGAAGCTCACTGTTAGTTGGTCCGAAATATTTATCTAGGATGGCTTGAGTTGTAGCTCCAACGAGAGTGTTATCTGCCGTCGTCGTATTTACATCTATTTCAGAAGCGACTTGAGGTCCTACAGTCTTCTCAACTCCTGCGCTCGTCTTCTGTTTTATTTTTCCTGATCGGGCATACGTTGATAGTTGTCCCGATGGGGGATTGGCTGGAGCGACACTTAGGTCGTCATGCTCTATTCGAGAAATCTCAATTAAAGCATCTTCATCGAATCCAGCCTTACCCATAATCTCCTACCAGGGAGAGAGCCTGCTGCCCTCTCCCCCTGAGACAGTTCTAAGATCGACAGATCTTAGTTCTGTGCAATTAGTTGAACTTGTGCTTTCCAATCAAAGGTCTGCGCTGCGATCCCTTGAACTTGCACGAGTAAATTGTTTCCAGAGACAGTAAAGTTTGCATCTAGTGCATTGTTACTCTCTGTTTTAAATTGTTGTTGTGTATTTCCCTGCTGAGTAGCCGAACCAGCAGCTGCACGGAAGAAGGCACCTTCAAGAACGTAGATACCGCGTGCTTCGCCTCCGCCATCAGTTCTGCGACCGATGATTTCAGCTCTTACGAGATAGACTGTGTCATCAGCTAGAGGGATAGTTGCAATTGTCGTAGCAGTTGCAGAAGTAGTTTGTACTTCGTGTTCGCTATGAGTTTTGCTATTGAATTCAAACTTGGAACCGTCATCGATTTTGACAGAACCTTTTGTACCGTGAGAAGTAGAACGAAGAGTTAAATTTCCACTTGCAGCAATTCCACCGTTTGCTGTTTGACCGCTAGAGCGACCAGCAAGCAATAAGTATTGCGTATGATCATCATCAGACAGACCAAGTAAAGCACCGTGGTCTAAGTCGTCGTTAATATCACTAAAGTCTACAGTTAAAGAAACTGTATCAGTTCCTTCGACGATATCTAAACGACCGTCAGTAGAAACAAGTCTTCTAAATTCTAATTGTCCAGAAGCATTCTTCTGTTTGAAAATTTGTCCACCAGAACCGCCGCCTGGAGTTGAACCAATTGCTAACCCGTCTTCAACGATGAGAACTTCAGAGAGAGAAGGCTTCTTAATATATAAGTGGTCAGACTTGATATATAAAAGCATTTGTCCGACATCTGCGTCAGACGGAGTACTACTTAAATTTTCTAATGCGCTTTCGCTTACGTTAAATAAACGTCGCTCATCCCAACCGAACTTTGCCATCTTAAGTTACCTTTACTTGAGTTATTTTTGGCTGCCAGTCGATAGTTTTTCCATCGACGCCAATAACTATTAATTTGATTTGATTGCCTGAGACATCCCAGTAACAATCCATTTGTGCATCATCACGCTGTGCTAAACTTTGAAATGTATGACCTGTTAATTGTGCATCGCCGAGGTCACGTCTAACTCTTTGAGTAAGTTCCCAAATTCCAGAGGCATCTAAAATGTCTGTCCGTCGTGCTGTTAATTCTGCTGTAAATTTGTATGCGCTGTTGGGATCTAAAACTGTTGTGTATGCGACTGCATTTACTGCTCCGACTGTCGTCGTCGGTGCAATTGAAACAACTGTTCCAGATGCAGCTTCTTCGATAGCTTCTTGGACGGTTTTAGCAACGAAGCCGTTTGACCTCTCAGGAGAAGAAAGAAATCGCTCGTTAAAAGATGTGTCCGGGTACTTAAGAAAGTTAAGTGCATCTCCAACTGAGAGATCCATTACCCCGTCATTAACTACGATATCGCCTCTAGTGATGAGAGGCGTGAACTCGTTTAATGCTGCTGTACTTCCCCACAATAAATATTCTTGAACTTCAATTACGTGAGAAGACGTTGCAGGAATTTCAAAACCCACAGTTGCAAGAACTATTGGCGATGCAGTCGTATTTTTGATTATCTTTGCCATTAGGAGTGTTTGATTCACTCCAACTACAGGTTCGACGACTAATAATTTCCGTCGAGAATTACCCCTACTACTGGGTTATCTGCTGATCCAGATGTGACCTTGATTGCTAGTTGCTTTCCTGTTGTAACAGGAATCTCAACTGAAAAAGTTGCTGTTCTCTGAGAGCTTAAACTTACGCTGGTTAAATTCGTGTAAGTGACTCCGTCATGCTCTTGTATTGTCAGAGTGAAGGTTCCAACAGAACCATTCGTAACTAAAATTTTTCTGATCGTCGGTTGGGTTAACGCGACTACTCGTCCTGAGACATTACTTGGAACATTGTCGTTTAATAAGTAAACGCCGGTTCCTACTGTACCACTCCTACCCCATGTAAAACCTGGAGAAGCGGAAGTGCCAAATCCACCGAATGCATGTTCAACGCCGTCTTCGTCTAACCAGTATGCAATTCGATCTCTAAAGTAAAACTCGATTGCACCTGCTTGAGGGGCGGTCGGAACCTTACCTTTATTTCGAAGCCTTAGCGTGTCGACAACAAAGGTTTCTCTGCTATCTCTTTGACCGCCCTTAGCCATATTAAGTTATCGAGTCATAAATCGGAACGAATCCGAGACTAGTCCCGTTGACAGCGAAGACTTCCATCTTCTTAACTACAGTTCCTAAAGTTGTTGCAGCAGCGGAGTTACCAACTCCGAGACCAGTCTTACCGACGACTAAATCATTCGCGGTAACTTTACCTGTTCCTCGGTTGATGGTCATAAGTGCTGTCCCGGTATCGGCATTGTAGAACACCCAAATATTTCCAGGTCCGTCGCACACAAGATACTGACCATCTGCAAGAGATAGTAACGCATTACCTGAGCGGTAAATTTCAGCAGCTCCACCGGAGCCATCCATATGAAGTCCACGTCGTAATGTATCGAGGTAGTAACCGTTAAGTGCAGTACTCGGTAATCGCATGAGACGAGTAGCAAAAATATCACGTGGTCGGTTACCAGATGAGGTTCCGATGTCACCCCCGCCGTCTGTGTTCCATCTTAAGTTCGCAGCTGAGGAAGCTTTTAAAGTAAGTGTACCTGCCGACGAAACAGTTAATACTGAACTTGCACTATGTTGAAGGTCTAACAGGTCTACAGCCGTAGATCCATTGTCTATCGTTAAAGCTGTAGCTGAACCGCCAGTTATCGTTGTAGACAACGCGCCGTTAGCATCTTCAGTTAATTTACCGTTTCCAATAGTGCTAGAACCGGTTATACGCGCCATCTTGCCAGAAGTGAGGCCTGACCCTGAGACCTTAGCAGAGAACGTCGTAAAATCGCCGCTAGACAGGTATCCATCGTGAGTAGCATCAGCTTGCTGAATGCTGAACACTCCACCGCTATAAGCGATTGGAGCTGAAGCAGATACTGCACCTTGTGCTCTCGCTGTTGTGAAGAATAGCTTTGAGCCTTCTGCTAAGTCTGTTGTACTCTTAGCTGCAAAGGCAGTATTGAATCTTGCAGCCGTGTAATAAAGATTTGATCCTTCAGCTAAATCTGAAGTTGTCTTCAATGCTAAACGAGAATCGAATCTGGCTGTCGTGTAGTAAAGATTCGAACCTTCTGCGAGGTCACTTGTCGTCTTAAGAGCAAGTCGCTCGTCAAAGCGAGTTGTCGAGTAGTAGAGGTTTGCACCCTCTGCTAAATCGTCTGTTGAAAACGGAGCAAGGGTAACCGTCGGGGTTAAGAGATTGTTTGCATCGTCATAACTCCAACTGATACCTGTACCGTTTTGAAACAGGCCTGCAATAGCATCTTGCGATGCTTCGTCAGTAAAATATAAATTGATGTTACCTTGAGGTAACTCATCCGTACTTTGTAAAGTCGGGGACGTTAAAATGAAGCCCATTTAAAGAAACTCCTTGACAAGGCGCGTAAAAAATGTTATAATAGGGATACTACCGCCGGGGGTAAAGTAGGGGAAGGGAGAGGGTTTGACTCAGCTGCGACACTTTTAGGTGTCGCTTTTTTATTTCCGTTTGCTCCGGCGAGGCCGCTAGGCCGAAGCCGGCAGTATCTAGCTGTGTCTTACTTGTTGAGTTCATGATTGATGGGAGAGGAGACGATAGTCTCCGAATCTTGGAAGAGAAAAGCTAAAGGCATTCCCTTAGTATTATACCCCTATTATACCATAAATGCTGCGCAATGTCAAGTCTTATCTTGACTAGATGCATTATTTGTGATATGAAGCGAACCTCCCCAACCGTCCACCCGCCAGGGGCAGCCAAGAACCTCAGGTATAACACCCTCTATTTTCGATTCTTTGCCTTCAAATTTTGCATTGCATCATCCAACCCAGGGGTAGATAGCGCTTTCAACTATGAAAGTGTTTAAAAGGATTCTAAAGCGCTAGCGGCGATAGACTTCCAAAATAGTGATTACAAGCCCGGAATAGGTGGTAGGGGTGTTAAGACCACTACCCTTCAGAGCAGCTGTGCTCAGCTAAGAAGCTGGGGCAGCTGTTTTTTTTTTTCTGGGAAATTTTTTTAGGAACCAACACGAGCCAGAGTTTTATAAAGTATCTCTGCGTCGGGGGTGCAGGGTACTTGGTCCCCTGCCCTCCAGGGGTACGGGTCTCAGCACTACTATGGCGCAGCTAAGTACTTGATATCTGGTGTGAACTACTAATACTAAGGTATACCCCAAAGGTATAGCAATGCAGCTAATGTGATTATAGAGCGTTGAAGTTACAGGCAAAAACCCAAAGGCCAGTCAACTAGACTGGTGTCTTGTTTCCAAGTGCCTGCTTTTGGGGATTGGTTTACGGTTTACGAGCTATGAAGTTGCAGCGCTAAGTTATGAGTTGCAGCTATGTGAGTGCGGTTGCATCTCTCTTCACACACCTACCATAACATTTGGCTAAGCTGTACTCAAAGGGCTATCCAAGAAACCAGGCACCTAGGTAAAGCCTTAAGGCGCTTCAAAAGTGATAGGAGCGTCAGCTTCAAAGTTATATGGCTGAGCGACTTCAGTTACAGATGCATAGTATCCGCTCGGAGCCACAGAACCCGAAAGACTCGTATTGCAAGTTGAACCCTGAACACTCGCATAAGTTATCAGTGGAAGTGAATCAGTTGAGCGGCTGCCAATGAGATAATACTTAGATTGCACAACGTCATAGTAAACTGTTTTGCCCGAAACGCCTTTACTTGAGTCGGAAATCATAACAGGTGTTCCAGTGCAGTTACCAGAACTGTAGTACATTCCCATACCGGAATGATATGCATAGCGGCCAGTTTGAAGATCTATAGTTGCGAAGCGATCAGCTGAGGGAATATATACGTGTGCAACGTCAGAACGAATTAGATCTATTAAGTATGAGGTTATCGTCCCGCTCTTTTTAGAGACGAGATACGGTTTACCAGTTTGAGTTGAGGCAGCATTGTCAGACTTCTTACCACACCCGACTAATGCCGAAAGAATTAGGACCGTCGTGAAAGCATTGATTTTTGTCATTCATAAATTTTAGGGGCACGATTATACAATTGCAAGGCTCTGAACATTTATGTTCAGTTAAGTTTTCTTAAGTGCTTTTGCAACGCCCTGCTTCGTGATGCCGAAGTGATTACCTATTTCGCTTAGCGACTGACCAGCTGCGCGCATCTGTTTCGCTCGCGCTATATCGATAACCTGTTTTCGCCCGAGTACAACGCCACGTGACTTCGCATGTTTCAGTCCGGCCTTCACACGCTCTTTAATAAGAGCTGCTTCAAATTCACCCATTGCGCCGATGATCTGTACCATCAAACGGCCAGATGGAGTTGTGAGATCAATCTGGTCTTTTAGTGAAACTAATTCAACACCGAGAGTTTCGAATTCATGAATTGTAGTTATGAGATGTCTTAGAGATCTGAATAGACGATCGAGTTTCCATATGAGAACGCGCTTAACTCGGCCTGCTCTACAGTCAGCAAGTAAATACTGCAACTGTTGTCTGTTTCCATTAGTCCCAGTCTTTCCGTTGTCCTCATAGACCGCTATATCATCCCATCCGCGAGCCTTTGCGAGATTTAATAGGTCTTGCCTTTGAAGGTCTGTACTTTGTTCTAAAGTCGATACTCGTATGTATATAGCTGTTTTCAGCATTGTAACCTCATTTCGTCAACTATAAGTTAACATACTGCATTATAATAATCAAGTGAATTCAGTAGTATACGCTTTGGGCCTACAGTGAACTAAATAACACAATTGAGCTATTGACGCATATAGTCAGATTCGGTATTCTAGACTCATAAACAACGTTGTAACGCAGAAAAACAGTACGTAACGCCGAAACGGAGATTATATGAATAAAAAGGACTTAGAACTAAATAAAATGTTAATAGTCGCTTCAATCTTAACCGTCCTTGCTTTAACGGCTTGTGGACCGGGCGTTGGAATCAGAAATGCGGGCAACTCTGAAGAACCAAACGTTGTATTACTTCCAGCTGAGTTACCAGCTGAGATCGCAAATGATGATGATAACGAAGAACAAGAAATAGTCGTTGTTCTTAATGTGGAAAACCACGCGAACGATCAAGTTATCAATGAAGCACACGAAGCAAACATTGAAGTGATCGAAGTTCAATCGGAAACACCAGTCGAAGAGATCATTGCAGCTATCGAAGAGATTGCCACAGTTGATGAAGTAACAATTCAAACTATTCAAGACGCAATTGCAGATGAAGCAGAAGTTATCACACTCGAAGTAACTCCAGAGCCACAACACGAAGAAGCTGCTCCAGTAGTTGAAGTGGTCCCTCAAGTCGAAGTTGTAGTCATCCCTGTTATCACACCCTCGCCTACACCGACACCTACACCAGTTATCGAACTACCAAAGCATTGCAGTGATGGTCACGGCAAAGACGGTTCTAAATCTAAAGCTTGTAAATAATAGGAGTGAATATGAGTACACGAACAGTAGTTATTTTAACGTCAGACAATTTCAAAGCAACTTGCGTGAGCTTCGAAGCTTACCGCGAAATCAGACTTAGCATGAGCACTGGAGACTTTCACACTCACGAATATGAAGTTGTGGAAGTGCCAGAGAATCAGGAAGTGATCGAAGTCGATGATCTACTTTTAAACGGAGAGTTAGTATGAATAAGAACTACTTTAAAAAGCTATCTGAAGAACTAAACACTTGGGTAAAGAATAATAAAAACTGGAGAGAAGACCGAAGACTTATCGTTGAACAGACGGGTTTTCGACAACTCCACGTTGCAGACCGTGGATTGAATCATAATGAATCAAAGCTATTGAGCTTCGGAACTAAAATAATTGAAGCTCAGTCTATTCACTTAGCATATGAACCGAAATACAACTTCTTAACACTCTATGTGAAGTCAACTATTCACTCTAACGATGCAGGTACTTATTTAGAGTTAAGGAAAGACGGAAAAACTTTTTCGGTTACGTTACATGATCGTGACGAAAAACTTCCTTGGAGAATTAAAGACATTCCAGGCTTTGAGGATGTCTCGCCTAATTTATTCCAATGTTATGCCCAAGATGATTTTAAAGAAGCCTTAACGAAAGCAGGTTATAAGATTCTAGTCTTCTTTAGATTCACGCATGTGATAGCAGCTCCGAGCTTCGCACATACTCACGCGAGTTCAACTGAAAAAAACGGCTTTAAAAAAACTCAGCGAGGCTTTGAACTGAAAGGCCGATCATTTGGGACTTATAACAGCGTCCCATATTTCATTGAAGTTAAGAAGGCTAAATCTCTCGGAACAATTCCATTGCAAGCTTTAGGAATTGAACAGAAGGGTTACTATTCACACGATCAACGCTGCTCAATTTTAAAATCTGAAGCATTGGAAGCTAAGCGCTTCTTCAAACGGAAGGGGTTGTTATGAGTAAACGATTCTATATCCCATTCAACATGGCGATCTATAACAATGGCGGTTACAAGTTAGATTTAATTAAGGCTGCTATTAAAGAAGCAGGCGGGAAGAATGTACGACAAGCGAATCAGTTTGGTTGGAGTAACCAACCCAAGGTTGTAACTTTTTCAGCTGACAGAAAAGAGCTGGTCGAAAAAATTGAACGGCACGTGGCATTCGTTTGTCGATACCCAGATTGGGCCATAATTGCAGCGAGGGTTTCAGAATGAAACCTAAATTTAAAGTTGGACAACGTGTAGTCCATAAGTCACACGGTCCTGGAATCATCACGGCAATTGAAGAGCGTCAGTTCGATCCTGACAACGTGACAACATTCTACATTATTGCCTTAAGAGATTTCGGTACTACTAAGAAGATATTCGTACCGCTAAAGTCCGCAGACGAGCGTTTACGTCTTCCAGTTGACGACGAAGGCAAAGAACAGATTCTTGCAATGCTTTCAAGTGCTCCTGAAGATTCATTCAAAGGCTTTAGTTACAAGCAGCGATACCACAAGATGATGGAGCGTATTCGAAGCGGTGATCTACACTGCGTTTCGGAAGTTGCAGCAATCCTATTGCAACTCAGAAAAGAAGAAAAATTAAGTTTTATTGAGCACCGACTGCTCTTGCAGTGCCTCGAAATCATTGAGGCAGAACTACAAGTCAAAGTTTCGTAAACAGAAAAACATGGGAACAAAGGGGAACGTGTATGCAGAACATCAAACTAGTCGTGTCTTGTCTTGAGTGTGAAGACTCTCAATTCGTTGAGGGCGAACCTTGTCAGGAATGCTGCCCACATAATGAATTTGAGCACTTCACGTGTCTCGACTGTGGCTATGAGAAGTGCCCTGGAGACTGTATAGACCGTGCCGAATACTACATCGATCCAGAAAGATAGGAGATTGCAAACGCCTGAAAATTCAGGCATATAGGGCTTCTTCACACGGGTGCATCATCCGTTGGGGACGCCAATTTAAGCCTTAAAGCTAATGATTTCAGGTACTTAACTGTGGTGACCGTGTGATAACTTCACACGTTCACACGGTGCTATTAACCCCGTGTGGCGTATAACCGATGAGGCTATATGGGTTACACAGTACGAAAGAAGTCTGGCCGCTGGTATGTTCAGTATGAAACATACCCTGACGGCAAACGAACAGCGAAAACAGTTGCCGGTGAGGATCTTGCAAGGCTTGGCATTCAAGATCACATGTCTATCGAAGACGTGAAACTGATCATCAAAGACGTTAACCGTCACGAGAGAAAAACGCGATGGGATGCTAAGCGCTTCCGCATTCAAGAACGGATGGAAGCTGACGCCGTTGTTACGGTAAAGACTTTGCCACGAACTTTTGTGTCCGAGTTTGAAGACGAACTCCACTCCTATCCAAATTGGAAGAAGCTCCTCTCTAATTGGAATAGAGCTAAGAAGCTCATTGCCACGCTAAACATCCCCAGTGACCAGTGGAAGCGACGCAAGCAAGCAATCTATAACTACTTCGAAGAGAATAGACTTTCGGATGCATATGCCAAAAAGGTGATACGCGTCATGAATCTATGGGGTGACTTCTATTCCCAGAAGACAGGTACTGCCTTTAGTATCTTGCCGACGCCGAAAGGCCACGCGAAGAGTCGCATTCGAAAGAAGTATGAAAGTTCCCGTAAAGTTGCAAAGGCCTCCGAAGGATTGACGGAAGATCTACTGCGAAGCATCAAGCAGACGATGATGCCCCTGCAATACAATTGGCTCTTTATAAGTCTCTGGTTTGGCTTGCGCCCCAATGAAATGCGCAATCTAGACAAAGCTCAACTAACTTATGTGACTTATGATCCCGATAAGAAGTTGTACTTCCTAAACATAAAGCAGACCAAGCTTTCAAACTTGTCGGATGATTTACAGTGGAAAATAATCCCAGTTCTTTATCCAGAACAGAAAGCAGCACTGGAATTAATAAATAGTAAGTCCTACGACGAGCCGCTGCCTAAGACAGTGCGTCTACACTCTAAAGGGAACTATAAGTTGTATGCTGGTCGAAAAGGTTTCGGCCCTTTAATGTGGGACAAAGGCCATGATATTGTTGAGGTTAGTAGTTGGCTTGGCCACAAGTCCATTGACAGAACCTATGCTGACTATATGAATTGGAAGAAACTTAAACTAAGATTTGTGGCATAACGAAAGTTGATGCCGAGCTTGGCAGAATGATTGCATGTCATAATGCCTGGTTACATAGGAGAATATTAAAATGTCTACTTCAAAAGGTAAATCTATTGTTAGAAAAAATGTTACAGCTACAGATACCGCTGAGGAAGCGCCAAAGCGCAGATATGGTAAGCGTTTCATAACGATACGTGGTCGTTCCATCATCGCAGACTATCACCCAGATGATACAGTTAGCCTGTATGTTACAGAAGAACAGTCTAAGACTCTATTGCCGGTTGTAGCAGGGGTTCCACGCGAGAAAGCTAAGGAAACTGCCAAACTTATTGCCGGTTTGATGGATTCTTATGAAGGTTTGCTCACTAAAGGTGCCGTTACTATTGATTTAACAGTCAAATAGCGTATTCCCCTAGCATACAAGCCGAAATTTGACACTACACGTCAAAAAAGTGTTATACTAGGGGACATGTACACAATAATATATCTCATAGCAAACGATGAATTCATCACTGAAGTATTATTTTCTGCATTAGAAGCTCAAAATCGATACTACAACCTAAAAATACAGCCTGAAATAGTGGCTATCGCATTACCGGTTAAAAAAACTCTTTACAACTGACTATACGCGTTATATAATGTATTTATGATGTACGTTAGTAAACGCGCTAGTATAGCACTTAAATCCATCAAGTACATTCATGACGGCCTTGAACAAGCTACTCGTGAACAGAATCTGAAAGCATTTTTCAAACTGCTTCAGGTGCTCTGTTACGAGACTAAGCAATTGGCCCTTGAGATGGACAAACGTAAGGAGTCCCGTATGAAAACAGTAGCAATGATTGCCCTAGGTTTATTTCTCATTGGTTGTTCTAATCACGACCACTTTGTGGGAAGTGCTTCATGCACTGTAACGGGAACAGGTGCTCTCACCTGCCCTGACGGATCTAGTTATCAAGTTAACAGTGGCATCGACGGTAAAGACGGTTTAAATGGTGCTCAAGGTGCAACGGGTCCGCAAGGACCGCAAGGCCTTCAAGGCAACGATGGTCCTCAAGGTCCAACCGGCGCTACAGGTGCGACTGGAGCCACGGGTGCAACTGGAGCACAAGGTCCCCAAGGCGCTCAAGGACCACAAGGCATTGCAGGGACCAATGGCACGAATGGTACCAACGGGATTGATGCAACTCCTACCTCGGTAGTGCAACTATGTGGAAGCTGTACAGCAGCTTATCCAAACGTGTTTCCTGAGATTGGTCTTTGTCTTGCTGGCAAACTCTATGGAGTTTACTCAGCCAATAATGGTTTCTTAGTTTACTTATCAAATGGCACATACAATTCGAACGGCATCAACTGTAGCTGCTCATTCGTAGTTAACGGATGCAATATTCAGTAACTCTTTCTAGCTGACCGTAAATTAACAGGGAGAAAAACATGGGTAACTTAACTACCGCTAATGCGGGCTCGTATCATATTGCCAAAATTTTAGCCGGACGTTATGCGCCTCCGCCGGTAAATAAAAGTTTGAGACTGCTTCTAGCATTTATCATCCTAGCAAGTCTCTTCTGTGGGTACGCGAAAGCTGACGAGATTGGCGTTGATAAATTAGAACACTTCACTGTCAGCTTCGCACTCACTAAAGGAATGCAATGGTTCTCTACCCGAGGCCTAACTTTAAAGCCTATAGATGCGAAGATCTTTTCAGCGTTCACAGTTCTTTTTGTCGGAACACTTAAAGAATATACCGACCGCGAATTTGATTCCGGCGACATGCTCGCAAACGTTGCAGGGGTAGTCTCTGCATCATTCATAAACCTAAGTCTAGATTTCTAAGAAAGAAGGAAACAATGCACGTTTATAAGATCCCTACTCTTGGAGGTTACATTGAAACACGCAACAAATTTGAAGCCCTTAGATTTGCCAGAGAATACTACGGAGCAAGCTTACAAGTGCAGAGAGCGTTCTTGCTCAGAATGTTTCGAGGACTACGAGCAAATGGTTTTGCATGAGGCAATTGATTATCACTGCCCGATGTGTGGAACAAGCAACGGTGAAGTCCTAAGTAAAGAAAACCAAAATCGCATCTGCGGTGAATGCGAAGAGTTGAGACTGAAAGGTATCTAAGTATGAACTTACATTATTACATCATTGGTGCGCTCTCAATCTTCGTAGTCTTTCGTGAATGGTGGAATGGCAGAAAGACACATCAACTAACTCAAGCTGTCTTAGAGAAGTCACGTCAAGTGACTGACTATAAGATCAGAGAGATCACTGAAAGCAGTAAAAGCAAAAAGGAGCAGTATGAAAAAGATAAGTCTGATTATCCTCCTAAGTCTTAATATTGCGATTGCAGACTGCGATGCAACTCTTAAGTCTTGCGATGCATATGTGAAAGAACTTGAGGGCTCCAATGCAAAGCTTGTTGAGCTAGTGAAAGAAAAAGACAAAGAGATAGCTGAAGTCACAGATAAGCAATCTCCATCTACACCTTGGTTCATGTGGTTCTTAACAGGGATGGCAGCAGGTGTGATTACGCGGGAGTTGGTAAAATGAGTCAACCAATTAAGGCGGATTATCAATGGCAGTGCAGAAACTGCGGAGTGCAATACAGGGCGGATGAATCGCTCTTCCTCTGTGCAATGCAAGCAGGACTTTGTGACATTGTTGAGATTGGACATCCAGCTGTAGCAGCATACGGCAAGTCAATAAATGTAAATTGGCATGATATGGAACTGCCAATCACGAATGAGTTCGAAACACTCTCAGCACGTTCTAATACCGGCGAATGTAGATGTGACATTACAGACCTAATGAAAGCTGGTTGTAACTGCGGAGCAATAACACGGTTCGGAGGTTCCCCATGAAGTTCACATTCATATCAAGTGATGTCGAGAATAACCAAAAGATTATCTACAAGTCTGAGGAAGTTGTTCTTTCAGAAGTGATTATACATTTCGAAAACTTTCTTAAGGCAGTCGGCTTTAAGTTCGGCGCAATCGTAATCGAAGACGAAGAATAAAAGGAACGAAGGATGCCTACATACGACGCTACATGTGAGCAGTGCGGAGCTACGTCCGAATACTTTTGCAAGATCTCAGAGAGGGAGAGCGCGCTACCTGACTGTCCTACTTGCAAGACAGATAGCGGGGAGCCATTGAAGATGGTCCCCGCCTTCACGGCAAACAGTCAAGGTGCTTTCATTCTTAAAGGTCACGGTTGGTTCAAGAAGGGCGGATACTGAGATGATCAGACTCTGCACACATTGCAAAAAGGTTGATACCGAGGATCTGGAAAACAAATACTGCTCTCGGTGCTACACGAAACTTCAACAGTGGTTAGACAACGGAGCACATAAAGAACCTGCCAACTTAGCTCGTAAAGATAGGACTGGCAGAGAGATCGTTAAAGAAGGTGTCAGAGACCTTCACTATGGAAGGAAAAAATGAAGATCAAACTTACACGCATCAAGTCTACACACGATGAACTAAAGGCAGCCGTAGTTGAGGGAACTGCACCCTACTTACCTGAAGTAGGTTACCGCTTTGAGATGTTAGCTGAACCCCTTGATAACACCATGAGTGCTCGCGTCGTTGTTACTACTCCTATCGTTGCAGTCGAACAAATTGATTCTACTTATCGTTTCAAAACTAAGCACAGCGAATACCAGCTGGAGATTTTATGAGTATTAATAACCTATTCGCATTCTGCCAAAACATTGTCGTCGAAGGTAATCACGACATTGAAGAGATTGCAGAACTCTTAATGCTCAAAGTTGAAACTGGTTCCTCATGGGATCAGAAGTGGGCATGGGATTTACTTCGTGAAGCAGGTTCCCCTCTCATACATAGACAAGGCTTCTTAGATGCTGCTCGCTTAGCTATTGAGCTTGTACAGGAAACTGACCCTAACCCGCCTAAGAGAAAGCGCGTTGCATGAGCAAGATGAAAGTACATTTTAGCTCTGCTACCGACGACTGGGCAACGCCTCAAGCTTTCTTTGATGAAATGAATAAAGAGTTTGGTCCCTTTATATTTGATGTCTGTGCTTCTAGTACTAACACTAAATGCAGAGAATATTTTGGCAAAGGTTCTCCTTTGTCTGAAGATGGATTGAGTGTTCCCTGGCGAATAATAGATACAAAAACTAAATGTTGGATGAATCCACCCTATGGCAGAACAATTGGCCTATGGGTTAAGAAAGCTTTTGAAGAGTCAGCGAAGGGCTGCACTGTCGTTTGTCTTCTCCCTGCTCGAACAGATACTAAATGGTTTCATAACTACATCTATAACAATCCCAGAGCCGAGATTCGCTTTATAAAGGGACGCCTTAAGTTCGGTGGAGCTAAGAATGCAGCTCCCTTCCCTTCAATGGTTGTTATCTTTCATAGTGAGCAGGCCTAATGCTTGTCATCTTTGACATAGATGGAACGCTTGCATGCATTAAGAAGCGTCTTGAGTTAGCAGGTGATGCACCTGATAGAAATGACCGCAAGGCATTTCAAGCTTGGCTTGACCGTCTACAAGATCCAGAAATATTAAAACAAGATAAGAAAATTGAACATGTTTGTGCAATAGCCTGGGCTCTCACACAGTCCGGGCATAGTCTTGTTTACCTCACGGGTAGGAGTAGACAGTACCGGGAAGTTACACGCGACTGGCTTAACACTCACTGCCCTATTGCCCCTCTCTTCATGCGTCCTGAGAATGACCGTAGACCTGCTGCCCTATACAAGGAAGAGCAGATAAAAAAAATCCTGGCTGACTATGGAGTCGAACCAGGAAAAGTGCTTACTATTGATGATGACTATGACGGCGATTGCTCTGCTATGTATCTCCGTCTTGGGATTGTCCACTTGAAGGTTTACTCCCCTTAATCCGCGAATAGAGATTCATCTTCTTAGTTAGTAATGGGGTTGTATTGATAAGAGATTCATACAACGTCACAGTACAGTCTCTACCCTCTGCATCTGCAAAGTTAAAGTTAATACCCGTCTTAAAGCCTTCAATCCAATCGATGTCGATAAGTTCAGGACCTTCTTTTGCTAGGTACTGCATGAGCAAGTCGATGTCTTTTTTCTTAATCTTCATTTTTCCTCCATCAAAACGTCGAGTTGTTGGTGAATGCTATCTACAATATGCTCTCGCACGTATCCGTCATCCGTATCCATGTGTAACGCCTCCTCCAACATCTGAATCAAAGTTAAATAGTCATTGCAGGCTTGGGTTATAAATTGTGAATCAGACTTCTTCTTCGCAATCTCTCGTGCTTTTTCAAAATATTTGTGCACTTATTCCCCCTATGGAATATTCTCCGTTTAATCTTTGAAAGGAATAATCAGGTCACTATTCAGGTCGTCTTATGACCCGATTTAAGCAACCTTAGATTGGACAGCAGATAGTTTCTTGTAGCAGGCGAGAAGAATTTCATTACGAAGTTTTCCCTCGTATTTGACTGAGCGGATAAGATGTCCTTCTTGCTTGTAGCCGAAGGCTTTTAAACGCTCGATGAGTTTTGTGCGATGATCAAGAACTCGCATCATAACTTTCTGGTATTCCATTTTATCGAATACGTAGTTAATCATTTGCCGGTGAGCTTCGTCAGAAGCATCGTAGCGGTTCTTAGTTGCATCGAGATCAATAAGCATTCCCATCTCAACTGTTTTTGAAACGAGATTAGGATAGTAAAGCTGACAGATGCCAACAAGAACACCGTCTTCATAAATGCCATATGACCAATCAAGACGTTGAACAATTAAGTCTTGTCTGTTCCAGTCTTGAAGTGCTGGCCATGAACGAAAGTATTCTGATAGCTCAGGCTTTAGAGCCCATTTAGGCAATGCTTCAACGAGATCGGGACCGGGTGGTTTTAATTCGATATGCATGCTTCACCGTTTGTAACTGTTTAAGATGCTGCCAAGGACTGGAGCAGAGTCTTCTACTTGCTCAACGACTTTCGACACCGAAGGTGGAGAATAGCGGTCGTCTAGTTCTTGATGTGTTTTAGAATACTCAAGCAAAAACATAAGCCCACAACTAGCATGAGCCAGATGGGAGATCCCAGTTTCAGGATCATTCGTCTCGCCATCATTCCAAGCAAGGAGATGCCTTTGCACAGCTGCAAATATTCGAGACCACTTAATACCTTCGCGCCAATTTTCTGAGCCGTACTTATTCGCGCCAAACGTCATTACCCTTGCAATCTCAATAAGCGCTTTAGAGGAGAGAAGATTGAGTTGAACTTTTTCTTGGTCGAATTTTTTACCGCCGGACATGGAACGTGTTCCTCCCTATAAGTATTGATAAGGTCAGGTATGACCTTCGAATAAAAGATCGATAGACATGGATGGCATGTGTAGGCTTCAAATGCCGAGCCATCTGTTTTCTTAATCATCATGGAGAACCGATTAAAATAGATCGGCGTCTCAGTGGAATGAGGTTCACCACAAGTGCCGCACTTAATTTCATTTGCCATTGTCACTCCTCTGGAAGTTTGAAGTCGCCTTTAAGGTTAATGCTTGCGTGCTTAGATGCCGGTTCCCAATTCATGTACTTGGCAATCAGCTCCGCTGCCTTAAGACGTTCCATTGGTCGATTATTTCTATCAGTCATGATCTCGTAGAATGTATCGCCAGTTTCTTGTGCAATAGTTGCATAGCGTTCTTTGATCGCATCCTGTAATGCACTTTGAACTCTTGGGCGACTCATCACTTCGTGAGCCATGTTAGTTAAACTCTTAGGTGTGGTAGGGTGGTAATCCGCCATGAGAAGAGCTTCTTCATTAGTCTTAGCAGCGCCCGATGCAAGCGCTTCTACAACCTTCATCTCTTTGACTGTAAGTTTTTTATTTTCACTCATGCGTGAGCCATTAATCCGTTATTGTTGAATGCTGACGAGGCGATAGCTTCAACCATCTTCTCGTGAGTTTCTTTAGAGTGTTCCTTGGTATTAATAATCCAACCCATGATAAGCACTGCTTCTAAGCAGCCTTCTTCATGTTTTGTGCAAGGACCTTTCTTTAAGATCACGACACAGGTTGGCTTTTTATGCTCCAAAGACTTCCTCAATTAGCTGTGAGATTGCTTCAATCTTAATGTCGAGTTCGCGCTGGTTCTTCTTGCTTGCGTATTCGCGAGCAGTTTTGAGACGCTTAAGAATTTCTAGCGACAACTCTTTTGAACTCTGACTCCTACCCGCCTTCGGTAGCTCTTCATCTGTCTCAACAGAATGAACTACTGTCCTTTGATGTGTGGACGGTGTGGGAGAGGAAACGCCTGCCTTTTGCATCAGGTCACTAACTTTACGTTGCAGGTCAGCCGACAGCGGTTGCACAACTTTTTCAGGTGGACGCGGCTTTTCTAAAAAGTGGAACTCGCGACCTGGGAATGCACCACGCAACTCAGGTAAACTTGTGAAGGTCATCATGAATGCGCCAGCTGGTTCATCATCATGCGAGGCCAGCGCCATAGGAGTACTGCTCCCAGGGTCTACGGCGACTCGATAAATGTCGCCTTGTTTTGAAACCAAGATCTTCCCCAACATGTTGTAGCTCCTTAAGCCATTCTTGTTTGTCTTTTGTTTTCCAGCGAGAGATTAGCCGTGGATAGCGAGCGATGAGCACGAGAGCTTCTTCATAAATATCGTGAGCCTCATCTCCTGGATCTAAACCGTCCAGGGGCAGATCAAGTTCATAGCTGAGAATGTCTTTTAAGGCCTGTAGTAGAACCTGTAGTTGAAGTAACATTGACCTGCCCCATGAATATAATAATACCATATGTAACGCTGAAAGTCAATCTGTAAGTGTATTTTCTGCTCTATAAGTTAGAATTTGCACTTGTAAGCTGTATTGTCGCGCCCCTAATATAAGGGGTAGAAACTTTACCTGGGCAGGATGCCTACGCATCCGTCCCTTCCCCTACTTTACCCCCGGCGGTAACTTCCCCATTATAGCACGTATAATGCGTTTTGTCAACGTGTATCTCTTATATTGACTTGTAGCGTCGTTTCTGCTATTATATACTCATGATTAACGATTTAATGCAAAAAATGCGTTCTATACTCGAACGCGGCGATAGAGTTAATTTTCGTGACCGTAGAGGTCATTACGCTAGCGGTAACCTAGCCTGTCTTAGGGATCAGTATTGGGGATGGAAAAAGGAACCCGAGACCAACCCTACTGACATTAAGGGTGCGATGAAGATGCTGATCGGCTCTGCCATTGAAGACGGTCTAGTTAAAGCAGTCTTAAGTAAGCTTTCATTTTTTGGTTATCACCTTCGTGGGACTCAGGTTCCAGTCGGCGGTTCCAACCCTGCTTGGGATGGATACCTCGACGGCTTACTCGCAAAGCAAAACGAGGACGGCAAGTGGGAACAATTTGTTGTCGAAATTAAAACTAAGTCAGGCTTCGGTGCTGACTTGTTCTATCGCAATCCAGAGCCATCACCTGAGTACATGACTCAGATTGGCCTTTACTTAAAGGACTGTCATGAAAAGGGTGTTACTAACAAAGGTCTTTTCGTATTTGTTCTTCTCTCTGATAGCACTATTGGGAACATTGTTCTTATTAACGTTCATTATGACGCTAGTACTAACACAGCTCACGCGACTGATTGGATCAACTCTGATCTTCAGACTGGCAATCTTAACACTTCTATTGATCTTACTGTTTCACTAGAGCGTTGGAATCGCCTTAACCGACACATTGCTGAAGGCACAGTTCCAGCTCCTGAATATAAATACAAGTACCCACTCACTGAAGAATCAGTTCGTGAATTATCAGACGCAAAACTTAAAAAGATTATTGAAGGCGCAATCGTTCACGGAGATTGGCAGCCGCTCTACTCTCGTTACAAGAATAAGCAACTTGAAGCTGACGGTTTAACCCCTGAGAGAACTGAAGAAGAGTTACAGGTCGCACGGTCTGAATATAAGCGCCGTCACCCGCGTTCCAAAATCTAAACGGAGCTAACGCTCAAAAGGAGAAACCCATGTACAACAAAAACAATAATAGCCAACGCCCAAAAGATTTAGGTATCGGCTATCGCAAATCATACAAAGACAAGAAAACTGGTCAAGACGTGAGCTACTTAAAAATCTCTCTTCGTCCAGAAATCTTGGCAACTGCTATCCCTGGAAAAACCGGCATGATCGAACTCGTCGTTTTCCCGAATAGCGGACCAAAGAAAAGCGACAAGAGCCCAGACGTAACAGTGAAACTCTCCGAAACAAAGGCAGCAGGTGGAACAAATGCGACAGCTACTCCAAAAGCAGCAGGCGGAGCTTCATCTGGATTCCCTTTCTAAATTTCGCTTAGGCAGAGAAGAAGATCTGGAGGGCTTTCTTGCTTCGACCAGCGATGAAATTCGCGGTGTCCAATCAGGACTGCCCAACCTAGATCGAGAGCTTAAAGGATTGCAGGGTATCGTCGGGATTCTCGGCGGACCTAAATCCTGTAAGAGCACACTCGCTCTACAGATTGCACTCTATAACGCTTCGATTGGTAATCCTGTTCTCTTTATTGACCGTGAGAACGGTTTAATGCACATGCGAGAGCGGATCATCTGCTCCTATCACAACATGCCTTGGATAGACTTTTGTAAGCGTTCCGATGCTCACAAGCAGAAGGCCTTCGAAAGTCTAAACAAGCTTCCAATGTTGCTCGTTAACTCGATGTTCACAATGGAACAGTTGGAAGAATGGGTAGACCTTCTCGTTGCAAGTGCAAAAGATAAAGCTGTCTTAGTTTTAGATAGTCTTCATAAGCTTCCGATGGACATGGATAACATGCGCTCATCGGTAGATAAGTGGTTACTTTTTCTTGACCACTTAAAGCTTAAGTACAACCGGAAGTTAACCATCATCACTACCTGCGAAAAAGGTAGAGGCAAGTACGAAGGTGCTTTTAAAGATGGAGCTAAAGAGTCGGGCCGTATCGAATATACCTTAGAGCAGCAACTCGATATGCGACAAGAAGACGGCCAGATAATTCTTGAATGCACTTACAACCGCCATGGGCCAACCGGCGACCGGATTTATTTTGAGCAAGTTTATTCTAGGAGCGGAGACCGCTGGTCTTTTCTCTTCAAACTTAAAGAAAAAGAAGTGATTAACTTATGAGCGATCCAAATCGAAAAGGTTTACAAGCAGCCAAGCGTTACCTCGATGCATTGGCACTGATTAAGAAGGCCTGCCAGATGAATGGCTGGTCCGCAGTTAAATTGGATGACGGCATCTTTGCAGTCGGAAAACCTGCGATGGCTCTCTACGTTCA